CAAAAATCAGCAACGTAAAGTAAAATTTTCACCATTTTCGACGTAGAGCGATTTAATAACATCCGGTAGCGTCTTGTAAAACCTCCCCGAAATGACCTGAGTCTGTTTCGGCATATTCTGCGGTCGAATCGTCCGTTGCAAAAGGCGATTGAAGCAAGTATTGAGGTTGGCATTCTCAGGTAACTGAAAATTCGGAGGAGGAGTAGCATCTTGCGTATGTTTCAAATCATCGAAGGTGAAAGAATCGTGATAAAGAGCAAAATGATGAATGGCAGAAATTGCCAAGGGGAGCCCGAGAAGTTGGACGGCGCAACAAAACATCTCATCATGATCGAAATCGAGTTCCGCATCAGCATGTATGGATTTGGAATATTGATAGAAGATGTCGGCATATCGGTAAGCGCCGTTAGAAGAATCTCTGGGTGAATTGAAAAAGCCTTGCATCATGACCGTGTATTTGTCAAGCTGCAAATCTGAGAGGGGCGAAAAAGAAGCACGCTGCAAAAAGAGTCCAGATAAAGTGTTCAGAAAATATTTGACATCGCAATTGAAGCCCGAAAAGTAAGTATGAAAAGGCTGCGATGCAGAACAGTCGTCAGGGCGAAAATCATAAACCACGTCAAACAAGGAACGAGAAGACAAACCGACGGTCTCAGCGACAGAAGTGGAGTCACCAGCCTTGACATGAACAATATCATCGACTGGCGTGCTTACGCTGGACTCGTACTCCGTGGTGCATGATTCGTCTTCAGTCACGAAATCGAGAGAGGCCAGCAGAACCTGAGCAGCGAACAGTGAATTGCACGCGCCAGTAAATGGCGTTCAATTCTTTCATGGCATCGTCAGAGGACTTGTGAACATTGACGAGACCGATAGCCACCTTGGGTCGTTCGAAGCGAGTTTCAATGCAGTTGAACTCAAGTTGAAGTCCCGGAGGAAAGGGAAGGCCACCTTGTCCATAAGTAACAGTAAACTCAGAAGAACTTGAACCCAGCACGAACATGGCCAGATCAGGGACGCTTGCCAGAGTTGAATATTTCCCAGAAGAATGCAGGTGGTCGAGCGAGCGAGGAACTAGCCCGAAGAGGAATATCCTTGCGGCAGAATTTTCTGGGAGGATGAAGGATGACGCGACAGTGATTGAAACGGATACAAGTTGACATGTGGCGAAGTACTTTCGGAATTTTTCAAAGTCTGCGTTGTCAGAGAAGACGTAGTTTTGAGTGGCAGTTCCGAAGGTGATGAAGGACGGGGAGGCAACAAATGTTTCGACAACAGAAGCAGTACCAACAGCGGGACCAGTGACAACCGGAGCAATTGCATCAGAACCAGTAGCAGTAGTGACGACAGAAGAACCGGCAATCGGCATGTTTCCGGAAGACGTGGCGACAATGTCGTCCCCAACGACAGGTGAACCGAGAAGAAAAGAAAAAGATTTGAAAAGGTGGCGAAAAACGTTAAGCATTGTGTCGTGAAATCAGTTATCATTAAAGGTCATTTACAGTCTTTTTCTTGAGAACTGCATGAGAGTTCGTAAGATATATTACATTTTCCAACATATTTAACGGCAGCACGTCAACTCGTTGGTAAGGAATGTGGTACAGTTTTAGTAATTTAATGACCGACTTGGTGGTCAGTCCTCTAAAAGAGCGACGAATGGTAAGAGGCAAATCAGGGCGAAGGAATGTGACGCATTTAAAGATGCAATCTTTCTCGTCTATTATCTTGTCATCGAATGACCGGACGCCCGAAATCAGGTCTGAGAAGAATTTCCTGTCATTCATCGCAATAACCGTCGAAATGATATCTTCAATATCGCTGGGCGTAAGATCTTCGTAGATAGTAGGGACTGCGTGTTTGAGGTAATGCGCCTCTCTCGGTGAATAATCAACTGCTCGCGACTTGAAAGATGTGTACAATTCGCTAACCGGGACATTTGAATCGGCCAAGCGTGTGAGATGTTTGTAAAACACTCGGACAGGGTCAGCAACCAACCTTTCTTCCACCCAAAACCTGCCCGCATGATAAGGTGCACAGGTGGCGTATGCCAAGTTCGTGAGTGCAGGCTTCCAAACAATGCGCCTCATGGACGGCAAATTACTATTCGGGTGAAGGTTGAAGGACCTGATATGACCAGTCCAATCGTCACCTTTCTGCACACCGGAAGCAGTTTTGGCATCAACGAAAGTGTTTGCGATAGAAGTAAGCATCATGATGCAGTTGCGCGGCAAAGTGAAAGGATCCCCAGAACCCAGATTGAATGCTATGTTGCCGGCAAAAAGATCAGAGAATTGAGCACGCACCCGGTAAGAAATGCACGTCTCGACGTAAAGTGCAACTTTTTCAGCGTCACAACCACAGTCAAGGCAGATGAGCGCAAAACACCACAGCGTCGGGTAGGAATGAGTAGAGTCTTGTTTCGAAAGATCAAACTGCACATGCTTGTCCCCGAAAATATAGTCCAGTCCGCGCTCACGAATCACTCGAGACAGATCGTCGTCTGAATATCCGATATCTGCAATCATATCTGGTCTCATGATGCCAGGGAGAGACAGTTGCAATCTTTGACAAACGTCACTGAAAATGGCAGTGTAAGCAGCGGGACTTGCTATGATCTGTTGACCGTAGGGATCAGAAGCAGCATAATCAGGGATCGGTTTCACTTTGGATTGAGTCTTCCTGAACGACTCAAAGGTGACAGAGTCAGCAGAAACTCCGAAAGGATCATCGTGCTCAAGCTTGCTGACGAAGTTTTGAATGCGAGTGTTCAGCCAGTGAGCCGAGGCGTCTAAATCTGTGAACAACTTCAACTCGTCACGATAAAAGCATTCGCGGAAGCGTTTGTACAATTTTAATCCTTCGACTTCTGCCTTACGCACGTTGGCGATTGGCTTGGACTGTGAAAACTGGCGATCGCATACGTCGCGCAATGATCTGAACTCATCCGAGGCACTTTGGACAGCTGCAAGACCTTCGACGTCATGGAAGCCTGCCCTGAGTTGTTTCTGCTTGGGCAGTTCAGGTCGACGGAACGATGAGATCCCTCCAGTAGGCAATACGACATCAAGACGTTCAGTGTCCGGTGGCGGTTCATTCACTCTGGAGAAAATGTGTGTCTGGATTTCGTTCATAGGCGCACCTTTCTCTGGCTGGAAGCGATCACGAAGCAAGTCATCCTTGACAACATTCGCAGAAACTGGCACACTGCCGAAAGTGCTCTGATTGGCCAAGATGTTCTTCGTGCATCTGTTGGGCTTCAATTTGACGTCACGCAACAGCAAATCAGAGGCAAATGGCAAGATGAGGCGGTCTTTGTAACCTTTGTGACCGCCATTGACCACGACAAATTGCTCCAATTGCACGGAAGCAGGCACCAATTGTTTTCTCGCAGCATCTGACGAGGAGAAGACCCACATCGCCTTTTCATGTCTCGTATAAGCCACGGCAGCGCGCCCGGGGTCGTTGATCAACCACTCGCTCTGCTTCACGGATGTATCAGCGAAGAAAATGCAGAAGCGAGCTCTCATGCCTTGAATCTTTCCGACGGTGAGAACCTCTTTCTTGATCACAGCATGCTGTTCCATCGTAGCCATGTCCGCCTCAGTAAAGAATGAAAAGGCGAAATCAGGCTTCGTGGAAATAGGCAAGGAAGGCGGGACGAAGAAAATCGAATGACGAATCTTTCCTGTAGTCTCGTACGTGCCAAGATCAAGAGAGCGCGACTTCAGGTAGATGTAAAGAGAATCAATGGGCATGCCGAGAGATGTGCGAAGTCGCAAGACGGAGCACTCAAAAGTCGATACGAGGTCATTAAGATCGACCGTGTTGTTACTGCTATCGCCTTGATACGGATCCCCAAGGAAGACTACTCGCAAACGGTTGTTTCTGCGGCAACGATGCTTGATCAATGTCATGAGTTCTGCCATAGTGAAGTTGAACACTTCGTCAATGACCAGAACGTCGACGCGCTTACCATGACTGGAATGCCTGGACCCGACTCTGAAATTCTTTCGGTCGATCTTAGTTTTCCATTCATCTCTCAACGCTTTGGAAGGGACGACGACGTCATAAAATAGTGACGAATTTTTGATGACTTCACGAACCAAAGTCGATTTAGCGCACATCGGGGGACCGATCACAGCGGCGAAGCGTACCAATGATTTGCTGTTACGGCCACCTTTGAGAGGATAAAGCGACGTAATCAACCTAAAAAGCGGCATGGAAGGACCCATCTCGAATTCCAATTCAGTGCGACGATTTGCCAACTCTGTGAGAGCCACAGTGTTTTCAGTCGAAGGTGGTTGCCCCTCATCTGGTATTTGCAACTCAGAGATCTTGTCAAGCACTTTCACATACTTGTCATACAGATTCAGGTCGCCTTGGATCTTGTAAAATTCATTCCTAGCTTTCTCGCGATCATAAGTCTCCGAGTGAATCAGCTTTGGCTCAAGAATGTCATCAGAGTGAAGGGCATTTCCGAGGCACACGGCACCACCTAGCGATGGACAGTCGACAGTCTTCCAAACTTTCGACAGAGGAATGTGGTCATCGGCACGGCGTCGCATGAATTCAGCGTCATCGATATGGTTCACGTCGTTCTTATCGTAGTTGCCATTGAAATTCATAAATCTCTCCACACAGTCAAAATCGTCAGGCATCTTGATTATTTGAACCCCGTTGACGGCGTAACCCGAAGAATGTACTGGTCGCAATTCGATATTGTCAGAAATTTCGACCAACGAAGATGTGTCTGACTCTGAGCTGGATACAGGTGTACGATACCCGAGATGCTCATTGATCGATCCGGCGAGCGAGGAGCCTGTTGAAGATTCAGAGTCGGTCTGCCCGACGTAAGTGACCTCAGGCTTGACGATGGCAACAGCAGGAGCTTCAACTGGTGACGTTAACGTTTCTTCAGTCAGATCGAAAGCGGTCTCCCAGACAAGATTGAGATCAACTTCTGGCTCTTTTTCCACAATTTGCATCGCGCTTGTCGTCACTGCAGCCCCTGAATCAATTGCAGCAATGTACTCCATCTGTCTTTGGACGTCCTCCAAAGTTTGAACACGCGGTAGAGTGCCGAAATTCTCATATTGCCGACCGCAACGTGCGCACAGGTAAGCATTTTGCGAAGAATTAAGGCAAACATAATAATCGTGACCGTCAGCATAAGGCTCATGACAATTGGCACACGGTCGCTGATCAACGTCTTCAGCGACTCTGCTCTTTCCTTTATCAACAGTCACTTCCGCATCAGTGGAGATTCTCGGCGGCACAGGCAGGGGTGGAGTGAAATCATCGAAAACAGGAAGCCCCTCGTCGGTCTGAACCTCTTCACGTGTTTGAGCGCGAGGTGACACATCGATTGTCTGTGCACGCAGTTGCGCCGCCGCGGCAGTGGTCACTCTTCGTTGTCTGAGAGCCTGCAAGAGATCACGGTTGCGCTGATCCAGCGTTTGCCTACTGGGAATGCGATTCTGGACACCTTGGTAGAGGAGTCTAGCTGTGCCACTCAATGCAACCCTCGTGATAGATGAAAGCTTGATCACGGAAGAAATCACAGTCTTGCAAACCGATATGACTACAGGTTCTTCCGTGTAAGTCGGTTGAACCAACACGTAATACCTGTCAGCCCTCTGATAAGGATTGTAAACGTCGGGGGTCGCGATGGAAGAACCGAAGTAAACATCTTTAACGGTATCAGCCAAAGTCCTGTCGAGGTAATTCTTTTTCAAGCCAAGATTAAGTGTGAAGTTGTCTCGAAGAAATTGGCACAGACGCGTGAGTGAATTCGGCGAGGTCCGACGAAAAGCCTGCTCATAGTACTTGACAGCTTTAGACGCAGTCCGGGCGCAGCTCAGGCGTGATATCTTCTCAGCAATGATGACGTGGTTCGCAATCGACGTCAATTGTTCGATGTCAACATCCCAGCGTTTCTCCACAACGTGTTTTCCAATCTTTATCATAGACATCTGTCCGCGCATCTTCATGATCACCGTTGTCGGGTTGCGATCTTCAACAGGGCAAGTTGCGGCGAAAGTGACGAGTTGCTCGAATCTTTTCGATGGGACGGCGAAAAATCTGGGTTGTCTTTGCCTCAATGTCTGATCGTACATCGACGGCAAAATGTAGAAAGATTCTGCTTGCGTTTGCCTAACCACGGGTACAGTCTCCTGCTGACCGACGCCCAATTGCACTGAGAAAAGATGAGCAGAGCCGAATTGAGCGACAGTCTCGATCACAATTGATAACCCATCAGCTGTACGCCACGGGCGTAACCAGGAAAGCAGTGAATCCCTGTCATGACTGTATCCGGCGCTACCATTATTCATATGGAAAACATGAATCTTCTTTTCATCGCGAACGAAGCGCAAGTCAGTCAGAGGGCAGATGTATTCAGTAACTCTGGCGTCAAGCATGGGTACAGGCAAATGTAAGGCAATGAGGGCAGTGCGCTGATTTTTCTTTACCATGGCATTTACAAAGACATCGACGGGCGTGTCGTGGGAAGAGAACATAGACACGCAGATCGAGCTAGCGTACTGATTTGAAACAAAATCGCATTCCTCGTACTTGTGATTGACAGTGAACTGGCCGTGGGTCTGTGAGACATCGCCATGAGCATGATGTAACCTGTACTCATCGCGCCCGGACAATATCGGTCCGCAGTTGTGCAACACAGTGGAGTTGTTGGCAAAGAAAGCAATTTCCGGGCTCGACGCGCCCACCAGTTGAACCGGAAGACGCATCTCATTAACACGTTGGACGACCTGCGATCTGAAAGACGTTCTCACAGCCTGCAAAATTGAATGCGGGTTAGTCGTAACGCCACGACAGACGTTGTGATTCGGGAGAGCCGATTGCAATTTCGCCACTTGCTCATCCGAAGCATTGGAGTCGATAGTGAGAGTAGGCATTGCTGAAATCCGTCTAGAAGTGTCAGTGAAACTCTGGTTGAAGCCTTGCACGAGATTCTTCGCGACAGATGTGCTCTCATCCAATCGATTTGCTTCGTCGACCAAAGCGGTCAAACGAGGTGGTAACATGAGGTCGACGTGAGCTTGTGCCTGTCCCGCTAATGGCAGTAGCGCATAATCGACACCAGCAAGTTGTTCAGCGAGCTTGGCGAAAAGAATGAAATGCTTCTTGGTCGTGTACATGTACTCGGGCCCATGCCTCTCAACCTTATCAGCTATCACTATGTTGATCAATCTGAAGACAGGAGACGCCAATTCGTAAGTTAGAATAGTCGCCTTAGTCACGTCACAGAACAGTGAGAAGATGTCTGTACCAAACTGTGACACGATGTCAATTAGCCAAGTCGCTTCATCGCCGAGTTGATGCCAGAAGGGATCGAAGAGGGGCGGGAGAGTCGCCAACCAATCACTGAACCATTCCAAAAGAGTTCTGTGCACTTCAGGAAAGTGTTCAAGGTTACCGTCTGGAAGAGGCGGGATGGGTATCTCCGGGATCGGCCAATGCGGATAAGGAAGATCGACGTCAGGCAAATCGCCGTTGTTCGGAAACTCGATCCCACCATGCGGCGTTCCTCCTATTGGCAGATCCGGCAGCCTTGGTTCCAAGGGTGGTAAATCTGAAGGAGGTATCGGAAAACCACCAGGAGCACTTGGAGGTGGCAGACTGGGTTCAGGAATCTCGTTGATGTTCAAGGTCGCTTCGTGGGTGAATCTCGACTTAAACCACGTCGCGCCAGTGACCAGCGCATTTTTGATAAGCGAAGGTGTCTGATCAAGAGCTGCAAACTCGGCGACAGCGACAGTAGCATTGGTAGCACTGTTGTTGTTCGTCGAAGGATCTGACCCGACGAACTTATTGCCTGAAAAATCGAGCACGTCCTGCAGGAATTCTGAGAACATCCACAAATTCAGTTCGCCATATTGTAATCCTCCGATGAGCGGCCGACATGAGAAGATATGCACGTCGCCATCACTATCGAAGCCAACTCTGATCGCAAAGTCATAATCGCACGCGTCTGAATTCCAGTAGTCGCAGCACGCGTCAAAAATGTCTTCAACGGTCATGGGGACGACAGGTCTTTCACGGATTTCGATTTGAGCGCGTGCAATGGCCCAAGCATCAAGAGGGATGCCAACGGAGCCAGGTACGAATGGCAAGATAAGCCAGCAATTGCCATTTCCACGGACTTCAATTTTTCGCTTGCGTCTGAGAGAAGGAACTGGCAGTTCATCTGGCTCAACGACTGGCACGTCGCAAGCTGGCATGGGTTGAATTTCCGTAAAATTGTCAAAAGACATCGGCGTGTTGAGAGCTTCGGAAATGTCCTCACCACGGAAAAACTCGATGAGATCATTGATCACGTCTTCGTCGACATGTGGCCAAAATCCTTTGAAGTCGAAATACACAGTCGAATGCAGTACTGGAGGACAGGCCACAAGCTTGCGAGGCATGCCGATCAGTTTCCTGACAATAGATCTGCGTCCGTTACCATTTTTCCGCCGATTTTTAGAAGAGTGCTTCTTGCGGAAGCACTTGGATTGTTCCTTTTCATTGTTTTTCGAATTTACACCCAAAGGGGAAGGTGCAAAATCGAGAAGAATTCTTAGATATGTGCTGAAACAGCGACACTTGAAGACACAGCCGCAGGAGAGAAGAGGTCGAAAAGGTGTCTCGCAATGAGACTTGCCACACATCTCCCTCGCAGGCCAAACTTTAATCATCCCGGCAGGAATAACCACCGGGGAAGAGAAAAGACATGTCGTCAAGCGAAGTTGTTCAAGCGGAATCGCTTGAAATGCTCCGAAGAGCATGAATCAGTGCTTTGTGCTCAGGGAAAATACGAAAATGATAGAGTACACCGAAG